CAGTTAAATCTTTTATATCAGTTTCTTGACCATTATTTGTATCAATTAAATTATTTTCTTCTTTTTTCTTCATATACAATAATGCCAAATCATGAGCTGTACCAAATGATTTACCAGTTATAACTGGATCATTTCCTTCATTTTTAATTTGCTCTTCCCTATATGATCTAGCTACATCTTCAAGAATTAAATCTTGCTCATGTTGCCATTCCTTTTCTGTTAAACCGAAAATATTTTCGTATATGTACTTCTTACTGAATAAATTTTTATCTATAATATTATTAACCAAATTGATTTTTTCAGACATTAAATCTATTTTTTGTCTTTCATAAATCAACGATGGTGTTGCCAATGATAATTTAAAATTAAGTAATGATTGTTCAGAAAATCCTTGAAGATATAAATGTATATAACCAATTTTTTCCAATTCAGCAACAACCAACTTCTGTATCCTTTCAATAAACCTTGCGAATTTTATATCTTCTGCTGCTAATACTGATTTTGAACCAGTACCTTCATCATTTCCTAAATAAGCCTTAGGTATTCGTAAGTATGATAATAATTTATTTTTAACATATTCTAAATCATTTAATGCATTTTCAGATGATAAACCACTTAAAGATTCTATACTGGTACCAGAATCACTGCCTCGAACAGGTATGTAGTAATCTTCTAAGCTAGACATAAGGTTGAAGCTTAAGTTATAATCACCAGTTTGTGGGTCTATATATGGCACCTTTTGCATCCTATTAGTAATAGATTCCATATATGAGTCGACTGATTCTGGTGGTATGTTACCAACATCTATTTTAAATAACCTCCGATCAGGTGCTCTCATAATTCTATGAATTAAAACAGCATCCTCTAATAAGATTAACTTTTTAAAATCCTTCCTTCCACCTTCGAGTAAAGATCTTCCGTATGGTAAATAATTAGTATCACTTAAAATCCTGAAATGTGCAATTTCGTGGTAAAAAAATTTTGATTTATTAAATCTATATGTTGTATATGTATCAGATGATGCTTGCATTTCAAACATTACTTCACCTGAATCATCAAAATTTTCTACTCTATTCATCAACGCAGGATGAATTGGTACTACTTCAGTAATACCTACTCCAGTTTGTTCTTTAAGATATAAAAAGAAATCACCATATTTTACTAATGATCTTACCCAATACCATAAATTAAAATCAATATTCAGAATATCGTGGTATAAGTTATATAAAACTTTTTTTATTTTTTCATCATCAGTTTCAATAGATAAAATCTCGCCTTGCGCGTCTGTGGCGGTGCTTTCATCTGAATATGCATCTAATGCGGCAGATATTAATGCATCTGTATCCATTAATTCATAATCACTATATAATGTATTTCTTACTACACCAGATGCTGCTGAAAATCCAAATAAGTTATAATATGAATTGGTTTTTGAGTATATACCTTGATTTGTTACATCATTAATTGTATTATTTATTGTTTGAATCTTATTTAAATCAATTGTCTTTAACCTACCCCCTGGTAACTTTTTAAGAACAACTTTGGTAGTAAATAATCTCCTTAATATATCGTCAATTACTGCCATTTATTTATATTTTTTTTATTTTAAAATAACCATTTTGTATCTATTTGTGATTTATGATAGGCACTAAATGGATTATTATCACCCCTTGATATTGAGTTAATTCCTCGAGTTTTGGAAATATGATTCAATGTCTTTTCAGTTAACGAAATTCCAATCTCCTTTAAACGAAGTGCTGTGTCACGCACATATAAACCAATACCTAATGCCATGATTGCATCGTCATGATAACCAACTAAAGCTTGTGCCTTACCATTAATCCAATTAAAAGTTTTAAGTTGATTTAGTAACCTAATTGATTTTATTATAACATGCTTTCCACGTAAATTAATTTCTAATTTAGATATTATCAATGGCCTGTTTTTAGTATCAGTACTAAATCCAGGTATCATATCCTCTTTATCTTTAAGGTCATAATTTCTTTTAATATGTTTTATTGGATCAATATACATATCAGCATTCTTAAAGCTGTAATATAAGTTATTATAACCAATGTTTATTACTTCTTGTACTGTATCCCATCCAACATTTTTGTTTTCTATAGTCAATAATGCATTATTGTACTCATGTGCCAAGGCCACTGCTCTTCTACCAGCTTCCCTAGTATCTATATATCCTAAATACTCAGCTACTTGTTCTAAAGTATCATTATCTATAACTTCTATTGCAGTTTCATCAGAACCATCTCCTCTTGCTGGGTCAACTATTACTGAGTAATTTCCTGATGGTTTTGGGTGACTCCATACCCATAATAAACTTCCTTCCCATCGTTTCTCCAATGGATCTGAAATAGTATTGTTTTCGTAATACTTAAGTATTTCAGTATCAATCATAGTATCACCAGATGCAAGGAAATCACAGTTACACTCCTGATTTGCCATTTTTTCACCTAGAGTTAATGTTTGTTGGTCTCTCCATTTTTGGTCTCTATCTGGGTGCAAATACCATGGCAATTTAATTGGATTAAATAGCTCTAATCCTAATGGTGCTTCTCCATTATCAGCTTGTTGATATAACCTATGAAAACAATTTCCTATTCCTTTTGGTGTGCTAAGTAATATAGCTGAACCTCCTGTTGCTAATGTTAATTGCGCTGATGTCCATATTTCATCCGCTTGTTTAGCAAATGCCATTTCATCAAAAATCAATAATGATAATGCTTCTGATCTAGAAGCTTCAGGTGTTGCTGCTACTGCTTTAACAATTGAACCATTTTCGAGTATTAAACTTAACTCGTTATTGACTTTAATTTTAGGTTTTAACCAAGCAGGTAAACTATCAAATACTACTTTTATTTTCTTTAAAAGATTTATTGCTATTGATTGGTTGGTCGCTATTAATAAAACGTTATAATCAGGTTTAAAAATCATCTCAAGAGCTGCATAAGATGCTACTAGGGTTGATATCCCCATTTGCCTTGATTTTAATATAATATTAAACCTATGCTTTTGAAATTCATTTAAAGTCTTCTCTTGAAATTCATATAAATTAAATTTAATTTTACCCTTGATTGGATGGACTATAGTACAATACTTTTTCATGGCATGCACATAATCTGTACTGCATCGTTGGTACTCAGATTTAATTATATCCTTTAATTTACTCATTATATTCCTTTAATTTACTCATTATATATAAATATATGTTAAATTAAATTTAATCAGTTAGGTTAGCTAAAGCCAATACACCATAATCATTATAGAACCTAACCTTTTGTTGACCATTTGGTTGTTGATATACTGTTTTAACATTATCAGTATATAATACTGTACCTAAATTTATACTAATATTTTCTATATCTACTCTTTCAAAATTAACATATTTAATTTTACTTGACGTTGGGATTGTATCTAAAAACAAACCAATAATATTTGTATTAGTAAATGTACAATCCAATAAACCAGTCTCTTTACCTAATATATCTTGATTAATATTAGTATTGGTAAAATAACAACCATTTATAAATGTTGGTGTTGTTGTATTTGATAATAATGTTAAAGTAATTTCACTATTATTGATAATATCATGTTTGAACTCTATTGAACATGTTGATGAACCAGTAGCTATTAGCTGTAATGATAACCTTGATTCATTACTAATACTATTATTAATAAAGTCAACGCCTCCTGTAATATTTATTTTCTCCGGCAATGCTTTAGATAAACTTGAACTAATTTCACATTGATTTGACATAGTTAACCAGCTTAAGTTAATTGGTATATTAAATTCATTATTACTTAATGTACATCCGTTTAAAATCGTATTATACGCAAAGATACTAGTATCAAATAAATTATTACTTAAAATTATATTATTCTTCAAGAAATTTGATTCAAATGTAGTGTTAGATATTTTTAAAGTATTAATATTTACATCCAAAAACTCATTTAATAGTATATCTGATTTGTAGCTTACTAAGTACCTTACTATTGAACTATCTATATTATTATCATTGAATGTACCATCAATTAAAATAATATCATAAATTAAACTAGTATTTAATAGATTATTAGAGTGTTCTTTATTTGTATTATTAATATTAGTTATTAACGAATTTTGTATTGAATTATTATTAACATTTGGATTACCGAATTGAAATGCTGATATTGGATTTATATTACTTATTCCTTTAGATGTTAAGTAGTCTAAATATTTAATATCATATTCAACCTTATTATTATTTAGTAGGTCTTGTCTTAATAGTATAATATCATTATCAACATCATATATAATTCGGTCGAAGACTTTTTTATAATAATCAGATTCTGTAAATTTTATTTTTTCCCAAGAATTATCAAGTTCATATAACCCATCAGGTGAATTTCCTATTTTATTGTCAATATTTTTCCAATAATAACCACCAAAAATTGAATATGACCCGCTAACATACGTACTTAT